AGGTGGTCGGCCAGGTCCTGCCACGCCGCCTCGCTGATCAGCGCCGGGTGCTGGTCGTAGTGGATCTCCCGCCATTGCTGCTTCCACCCCTTCCCGCCGGAGTGGCCGTGGCCGATGTGCCCGCGGAGCACCGGGTTGCAGAACCATGACTGCAGCGAGGTGGGTGCCGGCGTCCACGGGCACCAGGCCGGGAGGGAGTAGGCGACGCGGGTGAAGCTGCCCTGCCGGCGGAGCTCCTCCAGCACCCGCAGCGCGTGCGGCCAGTTGGTGGGGTGGGGCTGCAGCTTCACGCCATCCCCCCGGTCGAAGCCGAACGGGATCCGCCGGCGTAGGTGGCGCCCCTGGGCCCGGTACACGTCGAAGTTCCGCCGGATCCGCTGGCTCAGCATCCGCGATTCCACCTCCGCCATCGTCGTCATCACCCGGGCGAGGAGGAACCCCTGGGGTGAGGCCGTCTCGATGGTGCCGCCGTCCAGCGCCCTCACCTTCACCTGCTGCAGGTCGCACAGGGCGAGGAGGGTGTCGGTCTGCGCGGCGTCGCGCCCGAGCCGGTCGACGCGGGTGAAGACCAGCTCCTTCACCTTGCCGCTGTTCACCAGCGCCATCACCTCGGCCAGGCCTTCTCGATCGGCCTTCCTCCCGCTCTCCCGCTCGGTGATCACCCGGTCGCAGCCGGCAGCGGTGAGGCGGTCGGCTTGCGCCTGGAAGGCGTTGTCCTGGTCGTTACCATCGGTGGAAACGCGGCAGTAGCCAAGGATCACCGGGGTAGCCTGAGGGTCGCCACCATTGTGCGCTATGCCGGAGTTTAAGTTCGTAAGCGGCAGCTAAGCGCAGGTCAGTCACACCAAGGGCTCAGCCACCTTCTTGGGTGCCACCACGGCCTGGGCCGCAGCTTTCTGGCCATCCCCATCCACCGGTCGGTGCTGCCAGGCCCCAGCGCCTCGCGGGTTTCGAGCTCGGCCACCCGGCGCATGGCGGCGTCGTTGATGCGGGTCAGCATGATGTTCTGCCGCACCAGCGCCGTGGCCAGCTCGGCGACGGCCTTCGGGTCGCGCTTCATCGCGTCGGCCACCTTCACCTCTGCCGAGCGGATCTCGAACTCCGTCTCGGGCGTCACCTCCAGCTTCAGCCAGCCGCCGCTCATCGCGCCTTCACCGCCGGGCAGGTGCCGAGGCCCCAGTTCACGTACAGGTCCTTGGGCCGGTGCTGGCTCATCCAGCCCACGAAGGTGCGCAGGTCGGCGGTGGAGCGGAACACCACGCAGCCGGCCGAGCCGGGCGCGGTCTTGGCGTTTTCGTCGAGGTGGAAGCCCAGGGCGCTACGGGTGGTGTGCCCCGGTGCGGCGTAGTTGAGCGACACCCACACGGCACCGAGGCCCGGGCCCCAGCTGGCGGCATAGTCGCCGGCCTGGCCGGCCCACTCGACCGGGCCGAGGCTGTAGCGGCCCTCCGGGAGCGGCTCCAGCGACTTGGCGCGGCTGCGGGCACCGATCCGGAAGGTCTGCGCACCGGCAGCGCCGGACACCACCAGCAGCTCGCCCATGGGCACGCTGTCGACGATCATCTTCAGGCTGAGCAGCTCGAGGCCGCGGCCGTCGGGGCGCTTCGTCCGGTGGAGGGTGAGGTGCGGCGGGAGCTTCGCCTTCGGCGTCGCCTGGCTGGGGCGATCGGGGCCCATCCACAGGCGGCCCTCAGCTTCCCGCCGGCGGCGGAGGCCCTCCTCGAGGGCCGTGCCTGGGTTGCGGTAGAGCAGTAGCGCCGCCGGCACCCCGGCGTGATCACCATCGCGGACGCGGGCGGTGATAGTGGTGAACCTCGGGTGCTCGTACCAGTCGCGGCCGGCGTTGTAGCTGAACGACAGCAGGGCCGCCTGCTGGTGCGCGGTGAGAGATCCCCAGGAGGGGATCTTCTTCTGCAGGTAGAGCAGGTCGTTCCGCGCCCGGATGTCAAGGAGCTCGTCGGCCTTCTGCTGGGTGATGGTGTCACCGGGGCGAACGCGGTTCCCGTTGGCGTAGGTGGTGCTGCCCCACCCGATCGTCCACGGCTCGCCGCCGGTGAGCGGGTCGGGGTAGGCCTGCAGCTTGCACCCCTCGAAGGACTTGATCAGCGGCAGCGCTAGGGCCACCGGGTCGGTGAGCGGCGCCGCCGGGCTGCCTTCGGCGCGCCAGAGGGCGGTGAACTGCTTCCTCTGCGGGTCGGTGAGGTGTTCGTCCAGCCAGGTGAGCGCCGCCAGCTCATGCGGCCGGAGGTCCGGCTTGCCGGTGGTGGCCCCGCGGCGGGCGACGAACTGGGCGGCGTCTCGGATGCGGGCGAAGGCCATGGCTCAGGCGCGCCTCCGGGCGGCGTAACGAACGGGGTCGAACAGATCGCGCACCTGCGCCACCTGCTCAGGCACCACATGGGCGCCGCCCAGGGCGGTGGCGATCGCGCCGGTGATGGTGATGTCCACCACGTCCGGCGAGCCGCTGGCGATCGCCGCGGGCAGCTGCTGGTCGATCAGCCCGAAGATGGCGTCGGCGTGCTTCGCCACCTGCCGATCGATGAACAGCCGCGCCAGCCGGGTCAGCACGCGGTAGAAGATGAAACGCAGGGCGGCCATGGTCATTTCCGGGCGTTGGCGACGAGGGTGATGGCGGTTCCGGCCAGGCCGGTGAAGGCGCCGGCGGCCATGTTCCGCGGCTCCCGGCAGGTCATCCCGCCGAAGTGCTTCAGGCAGGTCTGCCAGTCGGCGGTGTAGATGGCCGCCGCAGCCGTGAAGGCGAACACCGCCACCAGCAGGGCCCCGATGAGAACGGATCGATCGGAGCTGCGCACGGTCATGGCCGCGGCCCCTGCGGTGACGGCTGCTGCAGGTGATGCGGCTGCTGAGTCGGATAGTCCTCCACCGCGCCGATCATCTTCTGCAGACCCCAGCCCAGCGCCGGCATCAACAGGGCCACCACCAGGCAGATCCCCGCCCACTTCGCTTGCTCTTTCTCCAGCATCCCAACGCGACCTGACACCTGCGCCACCTCGAGATGGCTGGCGCTGTCCTTCTCCAGTGCGCCCAGCCTGGCGAACGCAGCGTTCAGGTCCTCACGCTTCTGCCCCACCAGCGTAATGAGCGTGGAGACCTGCCCCTTCAGCTCACCGATCTGCACCAGGATGTCGCCGTGCGTAGGCTCGATGGGCGGCATGGTGCTGGCTGGTGATGCCATCAGTCTACCGATTCGGAACAGGTTTCAGGATGTGAAGCTGGCACCCACGTACTGGAGCGCCACGCTCACGTTGTAGAGCTTGCCGGGAAGGTGGGTCTCCTCCAGCGGCCCTGCGTACTTCCACCGGCCGGCGGCTGGCACCAGCGTCTCCACGTCCGGGTGACCCTGCCAGATGATCGCCGGCAGGGTGAACGACAGGTAGCCGCCCTGCTGCTCGCGGTAGTGGTCGCGGATCGCCGTCATGTCCGCCTCGCCGATCTCCAGGTACTCCAGCGTCAGCCCATGGCCTAGGGCCTCGTCGGAGTGGGTAAAGCGCATCGAGCCACCAGCGAAGGCATTCGCCTCCGACATGGCGAAGTCGCCGAAGTCGAAGCTCCGGCCGTAGGGCTCCAGGGCGGGGAAGGTGGCCACGTCTACACCACCACGAGCGTGTCGATACCATCCGGATGCCAGTTGATGTCCAAGGTGTCACCAGGGATGGCGGTGATCGTGCCACCAAAGTCGATGTGATACAGCGGAGGGTCGTCGGTGTCGGTGCCATTACAGACCAGCGCAAAGTTGGCCGAGATGTTGCCGCCGCTGGGTGTCCATGAAACATTGTCTGCGTCGAACTTTGCATTGTCGGTGGTGACCGTTGAGACTGTCACGCCAGTCAGCAGCTTGGCGTTCTGCGTGTAGCCATTCGCGGTAGCGATCTGAGTCGCGCCGACTTCGGCTGCCGCCTTGGTGGTGGCCCCAGGGATGAATGGCAGCACGCTGTACAGCGTGATCAGATAATCATCGCCCGCGGCATTGGCACCGGAGCGGATCCTGGCGGCGGTGTGGTTGTACGGGGTGATGGTGACGGTCATGGTCAGGATGTTGGGAGATTGAGGGAGACAGTGACAGTCTACGTTGAGGTAGCGTAAAACTCAGTGACCACCGCATAGCCGAACGCCCCCCCCGTGACTCGCACGTAGCGTGCATTAAAGCTTACGGAAATCGTTTTTATGCCAGCAGAGAATGTCCCAGTATTCCCGGCCGCAGTCCACGAGGATCCATCAGGCGAGTATTCGATTGGGAGGTTCTCTGAATACGTCTTGCCCCATCCCCCGGCTAGTGTATTGCTAAAATCACAGCCGACAACAATGTTAGCAACCGGGTAAACAGCTCCGAAATCCATCTGGATCCACTCCGTGGGGTTGTTGTTGGTAGCTGTTTGCACCGACTCGGCAAAAACGCCGTTCGTCATCCCTGCGTTCGTGGCTGCGCTGTTCCCCGCATAGACGCTGCTCTGGCTGTAGGTGATTGCTCCGACATCAATGCTTCCACCGCTGGCCGCCATCACGGTCGGAGAATACACTTGCAATTCGTAGGTCAGACCGGGCACGTCGACCGAGCTGATTAACCCGACAACCTCAGGCGCCAGAGCCGTCAGCCTGTAGACCACTCGCGGCACATAGATCACCGGCTTCTCTGGTGTCGAGGCCAGTTCTACTGTCACGTCGTGGAAGTTGCTCGGGCTGTCACCATCCACCGAAATATCTTTAACCTGCGGGCGGGCCGTGTACTTCCACTTTTGCCCTGCCGGCGTGAAACTTGCCGGCGCATCTGCCCCGCTCAGCAGTTCATCTGGGATGTCAAACGACACGAACCCACCGCGCTGGCCTGCATAATGCGCCTTGATTTCCAGCATCTCGCTGGTCGTCAGCGCCGGGAAAAACAACCGCAGCCGCGCGCCCATCACGGCATTTAAATGCCTGACACGCACCTGCGAACCGCTGTAGGTGGAGTGCGGAGTATGCGGATACTCCCCGGGGATGTAGGTGCGGGCGGATGGAATCAGCGCGGGGAATGTTGCCATGGCTACCACTTACCTGCTGGGCACTTCGCGGCAGCTATCAGCACCTTGAGTCGCATGAAACAGCCGCAGAGCTTACATTGATCCATCGGCCGTTTGAGCTGCTCACAGTCTGCGCAGATCCGCAGGCGCTGTGTTGCGCTGAGGGGGGGGCGCGCTTCCATCAGTCGGTGCTCACTCCTGATGCACTGATGATGGGCCCGCTAACAGAAGCGATGTCTGCCCCACCGACAACAGACCAGACGTATGAATTAGTTGGGCCACAGGCCGTAGATCCGGGCGTAACCGTTACAGTCAGAGTCCCGGTATAAGTCGTCGGACCCAGCGACTCGATCGATGGTTCGCAATCCACGCCATACGCAGAATAAATGATGTACAGAGACTTAGTGCCGGTTGATGGGTGGTTCAACGTGCCAGCAATGACTAGAGAAGTGTCTATCTCGGTGCCATCAAGGCAGAAGAGCCGAGCAACGATTCCGTTGCCTGCATCAGCAAGGCCCAGCGTGTAGCCAGGGCCAGTGGCGCCGGCGATCTGTTCGTATTGGCCCTCGAAGTCCTCGGCTGGGAAGTCGATGATCTTTTCAGGCGGCACGCGCCACCACTGAATTGCCGTCGTTTCACACACTGCAGGCGCCGTCAGCGTCCCACCGATGTACGGGCCCTCAGGCGGTACACCAAGCGGCGGCGCCGGCTCCTGGTTGTCCACGCCTCCCTCGCCTTCGCCCCCCTCGCCTTCGCCCCCCTCGCCTTCGCCCCCACCGTATCCATCACCACCAACGAACCCGTCCCCGTCACTGCCGGTCCCAAAGTCGGTGTCAGGGATCACCACGTCGAAAGCATCATCGGCGATCGGGTCGCCATCAGCATCCACCAGCGTGGCCGGATCATCCAGATCAGGCAGCTCACCAGGGTCGAGGTCACTCGGGTCAAATGGATCGATGCCGTCATCGATGGCTGGTGTGGTGTCGTCGTCTGCGTTCACGTCGCAGCTGATGCCGCTCTTCGCCGTGCTCAGCAGGATGCCGCTGCCGGTGGCTGCGTCTACATCCAGCGCCACCAGGCTGCGGCCCAGGGCATCCACCGGGAAGTGCGTCAGGTTCAGCTCTACCTCGCCACTGCGGCTCTTCCCGATCCGGTCGACTTCGTAGAGATAGCGGTGCTCACCAGCAGCCGCCGAGCTCGCCACCCGCTGCATCACCACCCGCACGATGTCGCCCTGGGCGAGCGTGGCGTTGAAGCTGGCCGGCCGCACCTTAATGCGCAGCGTGTGGGTCACGTACCTTCTGCGCGCCACGATGTAGGCGCCCACCTTCACGGCATGGTTCTCCGAGGTGGCGAACACCGACAGATCGTGCTGCTCGAACGGGCCATTCTCGGCGGTGCCGGCGTAGCGAACCTCCGTGGTGCGGATCAGGCCGATGTCATCCTCCGGCTGCTGGCGCCACAGCATCAGCGCGCAGAACGGCTTCCGCTCATTCAGCGGCACGTAGCTGATCTCAAAGCTGCCCGGGATGATGTGCCGCTCGCTGAACACGAACACCGGCTGCACCGGCGACACCTGCAGCTCATTGGTGCTGGTGGTCGGTAGCAGCGGCCGGAGGCCGGTCTTCCCGCCCCGCTTCGACTTCATCAGCAGGAAGTAGCGGGCGTTGGCCGCCAGCCAGTCCTCGAAGTTGATGGAGCTCTTCTCCTCCCCGTTGAACCACAGGCCGAGCTGATCGGTGAAGCTGGCCGCGGCCTCGAACGCCGGCACATCGATCAGCGCCTCGGGGGTGCGGCTGGTGTTGCGCAAGAGCCACAGCGCCAGGTCAGCCACGTTGTTGCTGGGGCCCTCCACGTCATCGAGCAGCCGGGTGACGTACATCCCCCCGCGGATGAAGAGGTGCACCTGCCGATCCCAACGGGTGTCGCCATCCGGTGCGGTAATCGAGAAGCTCCCGGTCGTCATGCCGGCGTAGGTGCCGCCGGAGCCGCAGTAGTAAGGCGCCTCCGGCTTCACGAAGCTGCCGCCCCTGTCGACGATGAAGTTGCCCCTCATCCACGACCCGCCGCGGCGGTTGAAGCTCTGGGTGAAGGTGCCCACCCGGCAGGAGCGCTGGAACACGTCACGCACCTGCACGCGATCCAGCTCGCCCTCTGAAAGCACCAGGTGATAGGTCGCCGTGACGGCGTTCGCCGTGTCGTTCTCGAAGCGCGCCTCGGTTGCCCCCGGGCTGATCAGCACCCCGCCCACCGTGCCAACCCGGCGGCCGAAGACGATCGGGATCACCTCGCCGATGGTGATCGAGCGCTGCGGCACGTCCAGGTCATCAGCGCCGCCGGCGCCCTCCTCCACCAGCGGGGTGGCAATCAGCCCCTGCTGGTAGGCCAGAAGGTCGAACGGGTCGGCGCCGAGGATCGTCATAGCTTGCAGGGCACCCCGATCAGCTTGGTGGTGAACTTCCGCGGCGGCACCTGCGCACCCACCGGCGAAAGGCTGCTGCCGAGCTCCAGCGTCAGCGACTCGAACGCCCCGCCGGCGCCCACCACCTCGCCCACGTAGTTGGCGATCAGCTGCTGGCCATCCTGCGGCGCGTCGTTGCCGTCGAGGGTGTCGAACTCGTACATCGACAGCTCGCACAGCCGGGCGTTGCGGAGCGCATCCTCCACGGTGTTCACCACAAACGCCGTCGCCGGCAGGGTGACCGACACGCCGCCCTCGTCGCCCGTCTGGCCGGCGGTGAAGCCATCCACGTCGAAGCCCATGAACGCCCAGCTGGCGCCGTCGAAGGTCACCGTGGCATTGATGTAGTAGTTCTGCCACCGCTGCAGCGTGCCGGCAGCTTCATCAAAGATGCGCAGGTACTGGGACTGACCGCGTGCCATCTATCGCACCCCCGAGGCGTACCGCCCGCCCGGCGTGCGCTGAGTGCGTAGCACCTGGGCCGCCACATCCCGCGCCATCCGCTCGCCGTCCTCAATCGTCATCCACCGCTGGCCGCTGGCGTCCTGGCGCACCGGGCCCGTGGTGATGTTGATGCTCACCGACCCACCGCCTGATCTACCGCTGCTGGTGCCAGCGGGGATCGCCGCAGCCCCGCGCCGGCCGGCGATGATGTTGTTGGCGAATCCAACCGCCTTCTCCTCCGGCACGGCGTACTCCCGGCCGGAGCGGTTGTCGCCCAGCATCGCCAGGGTTTCGCCGGTGACGAATCCACCCTTGGCGAACTTCGGCACCGTCACCTGCTTGATCGTGGCATACTGCGACAATCCCGCCGCGCGACGGACTGCGTTGATCCCTGCGATCACCTTGTTCACCATGTCGATCACACCGTTGATCGCCTTTGCCGCCCAGCCCAGCAGCCCGCGGAGTGCCGCCTTGGCCGTGTCGGTGATCCGCGTCCAGGCGGTCGTCAACGGCTTCACCACGATGTTGTCGTAGGCCTTCGCAATCGCGCGGAAGATGCCGCTCACTGTGCCATTCAGCGCATTCCACCCGCTGACCAGGAACTTCCACACACCTTCGGCCGCCTCCATGATCGGTTTAATCACGATCGAGTGATACAGCTTGGCCAGGAAGGTGAAGGCCTTCTGGACGCTATCCACCCAGCCCATGATGATGTCGGCCATGGCATTGAAGGCAGCACTCCAGAAGCTGACCAGAAGCTCGGTGAAGGCCTGCATCGCCTTCTGCACCGGCTCGATGTAGGTCTGGTAAAACAGCTGCGCCAGCGCTGCATAGATCGCCCCCACCCGCTCCATCACACTGTTCCACAGCACCACGAACGAGTCGATCACAGGCCTGAGGGGCGCGATGAGTGCGTTCCAGCCGGCGGCGGCAGACTCGGCCAGCCACACGAAGAATCCGCCGATCTCATTTCGCCAGACGATCACCGCCGCAACGACGGCGCCAACGATGGCAGCGATGGCAATGGTTACCAACACCGGCGCGGTGGCAATGGCAGCCACAACAGCCGCCACCGTGGCCGCCAATGCCTTCAGAGCGGCGATGGCCGGGACGATGGCACCAGCCCAGCCGGCAACCGTGGCACCGAAGGCGGCGACGGCAGCGACGGCAGCACCAAGGCCAGCGATGAACGGGCCCATCCCAGCCGCGATGGTGGCGATGCTGGCGATGAACGGGGTGGCCGCCAACAGGGCCGCCAAGGCACCAGCCACCAGGGCAATGCCGGTGGCCAGCTTCGGGTTCGCCTCAATCCATCGGGTGAGATTCGCCACGATCGGCGTCAGTGCTGCGGTGAGCGACACGATCACCGGCGTCAGCCCCTCCCCAATCGCCACCTGCAGCGGCACCACGCTGTTCTTCAACAGCTGGATCTTGTTCGCCGTCGTCGCCGCCCGCTGCTCGTACTCCCGCGCCATCGAGCCGGCGTACTTCGTCTGATCACCCACCAGACCCAGCGCCTTCTCGAGCTCGCCCATGTTGTTCACCAGCGGCGCCAGGCCCCGGGCTTCGTCGCCAAACAGGTCGGTGATTACGCTGATCCGCTCATCGGCCGCCAGGCCGCGAATCCGGGCGAACACGTCGCGGATGGTGCCCAGGGCATCATCCTGCAGCCGCTTCGCCAGCCGCCGCCCTGCCTCGCTGCCACCGGCCTCCGCCGCAGCCTTCGCCGCCTCGATCGCTCGCTTCGTGCCCTCCTTCTCGGCGCGCTCGCGTTCACTCGCCGCCCGCTGAATCGCGCGGGTCTCCACCTCGAGCTGGGCCTCGGCACTGTCCCGCACCTGCTGGCGCCGGTCACGATCCGCCCGCTGGCGCAGCTTCAGTTCCCGGTCGGTGGCATCACGGATCAGATCGATCTGCTCCTCGAGCCCATCGCGGATCGCGTCCGTCTGCCGGCGAACCTGCTCCTCCGTCAGCCCTTCCTGCCGCTCGATGATCCGGATCCGCTCCTCGGCCTGTCGCTGCAGCGCCTTGATCTGCGCATCCGTCTGGTCGCGCAGGGCGTCGGTGTAGGTGTCGGTCTCGTCCTCCCATTGATCCTCCAGCAACTGCATCTGCCGGCGGTGCCGCTTGCGGAGCTCGTCCTGTTGCCGGTCGCTTTCGTCTTGGATGATCTCCAGCCGCCGGTCACTGCCACGCTGCACGGCGGCGGTGAGCTCCGACTGGCCGCTGGCGACGGTGCGGGTGGCCAGACCCAGCCGCTGCAGCGCCGACTCCTGCCGGGCCGTCATGCTCGCCCCGCGCGAGAGGGCCCGGATCATGTTGTTGAAGCTGGTGGCCGCCACCTCCGTCTCGACACCCATGCCGATCATCGCCGCGCCGAAGGCGGCCGTTTGCTCACCCGCCAGGCCCGCCAGCCGGCCCATCGCCGCCGTGCGCTGCGTGAAGTCCACCAGCTGGGCGGCGGTGGCGCCCATGTTGTTGCTGAGGAAGTTCAGCGCATCCGCCAGCGACCGCACCTCCGGCTGGGTGAGGCCCAGGGCGGCGCGTAGCGTCGCCATCGATCGGCCGGCGTCCTCGGCCGTCATGTCGAAGGCGATCGACATCTGGGCCACGTCCCGGGCGAAACCCTGGATCTCACCCCGGGCGATGCCAGAGGACGCCGCGGCCGCGTAGATCTTGGCGAACCCCTGCGCCGTGATCGGCATCTCGCGCGACAGCTGCAGGATCTCCTGTCTGATCTCCTGGACGCCGGTGGCGCTCAGGTCTGCCATCACCTTCCGCACGTCGGCGATAGCGGTCTCGAAGTCGATCGCCGCCCGCGTGCTGAGCGTCAGCGCTGTGCCGATGCCTGCCGCCGCCGCCGCCGCCGCCTGCCACGAGGAGGAGGTGATCACCGACTTAAACGCACCCTTGGCGCTGTCCGCCGTCTTCTCGGCCGCGCCGAGGGCCTTATTCAGGTTCTCTACCGCACCGGTGCCGGTGACCTTCGCGGCGATGCGCAGAACGGCGTCGAGGTTCATGCCTTCGTCGCCTCCTTCGCCTCGGCGTTGATCAGTTCCACCGCTCGCGTCTCCATCACCTGGATGTCTCTCAGGAGACTGAGAGGGTCAGAAGCTCCACTCAGGGTAGCGACGGCCAACACCACCGAGTAGTCCAGACCGATCACACCGGCGCCGGTGGGGCGCCACTGCGTCTGGCAGTCGATGAAAAGCTGCACCGCTGCGACATTCTCCGGCCAGACGACGAACTGAACCGGCTCGGGCTCGGCCAGGATCACCCCGAAGGCCTTCGCATCCGCCAGCAGTTCCGCATCAGGTCGACCATCGCCATGGAACCAGTGCTCCACGGCGTCGATCAGTTTTTTCGCTTGCCCTCCTTCAGGCTCTCGAACCACGCCTGCACGATCTGCCCGGCGACGGTAGGGATCTCCAGCAGCTGGCCCAGGGCCGCCTCACTGAAGGGGATCGCCTTGCCGGCGTCATCGGTCACACCATCCCAGCCGGCGATGATCTCCCGGGCGGCTTCACGATCATCCACCTGCTCATCGTCGTCGCCGCGATTGCGCTCGGCGGCCCGCGCCTGGCGGACCAGTTCAGTGATCCGCGATTGCGGCAGCCGGCGGAACTCCACATCGAGAGTCTCCACCGTCTTCTTCCCGCCGTCGGTGGCGAGGCTGATCCGCACCGGCCAGGTGTAGGTGGCCGATTTGCTGAGAACGAATGCCATCAGGTGAAAACAATGGTGTGGTCGTCGTAGCCGTCATCCAGCGAAGGGATCGGCCGGAACGGCAGGGTGAGCATCTCGATGCCGTCGCTGTCGCCGTAGGTGAGATCCCCCAGGCTGCAGGTCGAGGCGTTGAAGGTGACGATGTTCCCCGCGGTGGTGCCGTGAACCCATTCGATCTCCGTCGCGGTCTGGGCGACGGCATCGGTGAAGAAGTTCTTCGCGGTGATGGTGGGCGACTCGATCACGATCTCGCCCTCGGGCGTCCGCTCCTGGTCGATGCGGATCTGCTTGCTGCAGCCCGCCAGCTGGCGGAAGATCGGCGAGCGGCCGGCGCCGAAGGTGAAGCTCTCCATGCACGCCGCGAAGCCGCCGACGCTCACCGTGGGGGTGTTGTCGGAGTTGACCACCACGGCGTCCGCCTGGTTGTCGTAGGTGGGGGTGGGGTCGGATTGATCGCTCGGGGTGTTGTAGATGCCGAGGCCCTCGAACTGCAGCATCGGCAGGCCGTTCACCGTAAAGCCGTTGAAGCTCACATTCCCCCGCACACCGGTCAGGAGGTGCTGCTTCCCGCCGTGGCGGCAGTTGATGGTGATGCCCTCGTAGCCGGTGCCGATCGGGGCGTAGGTGACGCTGGTGGTAGCCACGATGGTCTGGCTGTAGCCGGCGGCCCGCAGGAACACCCCGGGCTTCGGCGGCGTGCCGGCCGTGCCCGAGCCGGCGAGCTCGAAGCTGAAGCTGATCTGCGCCAGCCGCTGCACCACGGCCCGCGGCATGTTGCCGATCCAGCCGTACAGCAGCTCACGGTCCACCAGCTCCATCTGGAGCGGCGCCAGGTTCAGGTCGGTGCCGACCCGGATGGCGTCAGTCCCGGTCGGGGCTGCGCTCGTCCCGTAGGTCGTCTCGGCCTTCGCCAAGATCATTCGGTTGCGCCAAAGTGCCATCGGTCGGGGCCTCGATCAGGGCGGTGGGGTCGGTGCTGGTGGTGGGCTCAGGGAGCCAGGCCTTGCCGTCGGCGCTCAGCACGTAGCTGCCACCGGCCTTCGGGAGCTTTGGAGGTGGCGCGGGCGCCTTCTTGCTCACGATCGGCAGACGAATGGGAATCGTTCTCAGTCTATCCCGTGCGTCTCTGCAGGGCTATGACTCCAGATCAGCCACCCGCGTGCGGTACCGCACTGTGTAGCTCATCACCGCCCAGCCCGCCGTCTGGTCCGCCTGGTCTCGCAGGTACTGCACCCGCGCCGGCCACACGTCCATCGCCAGCCCGCCCAGGGTGCGGTCGGCCATGATCTTCTCATGCACGTCCACCTGGATGGCGGCCGACAGCTGCTCCGGCACCTGCCCGCGGGTGTGCACGATCACATCCACCCCCAGCGACCAGTCGATCCAGCACTGGCTCACCGGGTCCTGGCGCGCGTTGTCGTCGGTGGGCTCCACAATCAGCACCGGCGCCTCATTCCGGGCGATCGCCTCCACCCGGCTGCGGTAGATCCTGCTGCCCACCTGCACCGTCCCGGTCAGCGCCGTGCGGATCGCCTCGAGGATGGATTCGCGTTTCATCGTCATGCATCCAGCCCCGCGATGAACTCAGGCGGCAGGTTGAACCCGGCCGCCGTCGCCTGCATGTTGGCGATCAATTCAGGCGACACAAGCCCTGCAGCACGGGCCGCAGACCATGCAGCGCCGAAGGTCTGCGGGTCGCCCTGCGCGGCCTGCCCAAGACCCACGCCGAGCATCAGGTGCAGCACTGGCGCAGTGGCGGCGGCCGTGGCCACCAGGCCGTTGACGCCGGGATCAGCGGCCAACGCAGCGCCAAAGGCCACCCATTGCGGCTCAGGGGGAGCATCAGGGAGCCTCTCCACGATCCACCCGATCGTGCGGGTACCGGCCTTCAGGTCGTCCACAGGTGCCGCTTCGGTGATGCTGAAGCCCTCGCCAGGCTCCGGCATCGGCTCGCGGTTCACCGTGAGCACGACAAGGTCTGGGTCCAAGCCGATGATTAGCGCGTCGTCACTCCGGGGGTAGGGGTAACTCTTGCCAGTGGCGATTTCGTAGATGATGCGATTCATGGCTAGATGGCGGCAATGGCCGCAAGTAAGTCAGTCGTTGGAGTTGCGTAGTCCTCAAGCGAAGCGATACTGGGGCCCATGGCCCATACAAGGATTCGTGCGTCTTGACGCGTGGTGGTTGCTCCTCCGAGGAGAATGTAGGCCTGTACGGCTGGGGCTTGACTGGTTCTTGTTACCGTACTGACGGTCCCTGCGTGCATCCTTTGGTAGGAACCTGAAGCGCTTCTGTTCATGCCAAACATGCCGGAAGAAGCACTTGTAGCGGCGTCGCTGCCGCTGCTCCTGCAGCGGCTGCCATCTTTTCTTTGGTTCCAAGTGCCAGAGATGGCATTGCCATTGCCATACATCGCGCTACCACCTGAGCCTGTGGACGAGAAGTACGCAAACGTGTGGAAATCATTTTGTCCGGTCCCAGAGACTGTTCCTGAGTATCCAGTAGACCAGTTCTTCGTGGTTCCATCTCCCACGGCCCCCGTCTTGGGGTCGATGTCAGCGTCTACAAGTGCTGTGTTGTTGAGATTGTTGCCCTTGATAGATAGACTAGCTCCAGCCACTGTAGTTGCCCCTGCGAGTACGACCAACTGAATGATGTCATCCCATAGCCCTGACACGGCCTTGAGGTCTGTTACATAATCAGAGATGGCCTGCTTATACGGTGTAGCTGGCTCGTCGCCAACTGCCGCCCTGGCGTCAAACATTGCCTGAGCATCGCTGTCATAACTGGCAGCGGCAACAAAAAAATAAGGATTGATGATGATGTCGCTCATCAGGCCTCCGTTCCGATCAGCCAGACCTTGAGGCCGGCGCCTGCAACAGTTGCACCAATCTGATCAATGTCAACGCTGATTTCAGCGTCATCAGCCAAAGCCGCATCAGAAATGACCGGGGTTGTTGCCGCTGTCGTACTGGTTTTCTCGCTTGCGTCAATGCTGAGCTTTGTGCTCAGAATGCTCACTGGCGTATCGCCCTCGTTGATGTCCACGATCAGCGTGGAGCCAGTTGGCGCCGTGTTGACCGTTGCCCGAACTTCGGTGAGTGTCATTGCCCGAGGCATTCTGAACCGGACTTTATTGGTGCCTGTGGTTAGCGCCGTAGTTTCATCAGAGACGGCAATACAGATTCGGATTGGGCGGGCCGCCCATGTCCCATCGGACTGAAGTGTTTTATTTGTGCCTCCACCAGAGGCCGGAGCCAAGCCAGCATCACCACTGCTCACCAGCGGCAGGGTGGCATCGGTCCCAGTGTCAGAGGCAATGACCCGAGTGGCAGCCGTGTAGGTGAGGTTGGTGGCGCCGCCGCCGCCCGGCGCTGCCCATGTTCCATCTGCACGCAGGAAATTACTCGTGCCACCGCCACTTGCCGGAGCCAGCCCTTTCAGGCTGCTGGAGAACACATTGAGCTGCGCCGTATCTGCTGTGGCATCAGCCAACGTGAGCTGGGACCTTCCGTAGGTCGTGGTCGTCAGCGCCGCGATGCTGGTCAGATCGCCGTCCAGTGGCTGATATGTGCTGGCTGCCGTAGATGCGCTCAGCGCCCCCGTGATGCGCGAGTCGTTGCCCTCTGCGAATGTTCCCGCCGTGGTGCCAAACGCCCCGGCCGTGAGCACCCCTGACGTGGTGGTGATGATCGGTAGGCCGCTGGTCGAGCCGATCGCCCCAGCGCTGGTGATGTTGCCCAGTGCCGACTGCGTGGCGAGGCTGCCCAGCCCCGTGACTCCTGCCGCAGGCAGCCCCGTCGCGTTGGTCAGCGTCAGGCTGCTGGGCGTGCCGCCTGCACCGTTAAACAGCACCGGAGCCCCAGCGCTGCCCGTGTTGATCGCCAGCGCCGCCGCGATGCCCGTTCCTAGGCCGCTGATGCCGGTGGAGATCGGGAGGCCCGTGCAGCTTGTGAGCGTGCCCGAGCTGGGTGTAGCCAGGGGACCACCGCTGACAAGCAAGGTGCCCGCAGTATCAGGCAGCGTCAGCGCGACTGTCCCCAGCGCACCAGTCGGCGGGGCAATCGTGATCGTGCCGCTGGTGGCATTGCGGAATCCAACCGAGCCGACAGCAGTGCCTGCCGTGCCCAACAGCAACGACGTGGCAGAACGTGCCTCCAGCGTCGTGAATACACCCGTGCTCGGCGTGGTGCCCCCGATGGCGCCAGGCGCAGGGAATGACGTGACGTTGGCCGAGCCGTTGAAGTTACTCCCGCCAATCGTCCGCGTGGTGGTCAGCGTTGCTGCGCTGCCCGTCGTGTTCTGGTTCAGCGTCGGGATGTCCGCCGGCACAATGGCCCGGTAAGTGGCTGCTCCCGTGGCGCCATTCGGCCGTGCCCAGAACTGGTTGGCGGTGCCGCCCGTGCTGTTATCGACTCCGGTGCCGCCGTTTGCAGTTGGCAGGATGCCGGTTACACCAGTCGAGAGTGGCAGCCCAGTGGCGTTGGGCAGGGTGATCGTTGGGGCCGTCCCAAAAACCAGCGCCCCGGTGCCTGTTTCGTTGCTGATGACTCCACGGAGCTGGTCGCTAGTGGTGCTGGCAAACTGGGCCAACGTGCCAGAGGTAAGAGCATCACCGC